AACCATCGCACGCAAACTTACACTTGAGGAAGCCGTATTCGGTATTCCTGGAATCATCGAACCAATGAAAACCGATACATCTCCTGGCTATCCATGGTGCTTGGAATCCCATCCAGAACCAGGTAAAAGACATTGGATCAACACAGAAACACGCTTCATCCACGAGGATCTCAGGCAAGCCATTTCAAAGCTTGAACAAGATGCCATTGATGGAATTGTTTCACCCACCATTTTTAAGGACACCTTAAAAGATGAACGACGAAAGCTTAGTCGCTGCGACAGATCAAAACCCGAAGACATCAAGACGCGCGTTTTTGCCGCAAGCCCAATGCATCTTGTCATTTTTATGAAGATGTACTATGGTGCTTATTTCCAACACATCCAAAACGAACGCATCAAGAACACGACCGCTATTGGCATCAATCCTTATTCTTGCGAGTGGCACCAAATTGTCATGAAATTGAGAGAGGTTGACAGCAAAGTCAATGACGGAGACTACGAGAAGTTCGATACAACTCAACCACCTGCCTTTATCGATGGATTTTTCCAAGTCGCTCGAAAATGGTATGATCTTTACTCCATCCGAACACCACCAACAATTCGAACCTTTGACGACTTTTCGACCAAACGAGAATCTTCTTACGCACACGAAGACATGTGTCGAGAAGCCATCGGACGCCAGGTCACCTTTGCCATTCATCTGTGCAGAGACGAGACTTACCGCGTTGCAGGAAAGAACCCAAGTGGTGTTTTCGGAACCACACAGATCAACTCAGGATCTAACCTCCAAGCATTTCAATATTCTTGGGACAAGATCTACCCACAACATGCTGGACCAGTCCATTTCCATCGAAACGTTCGCATGGTCACCAACGGAGATGACGTCATCTTTTCCGTGAGGAGAGAATTTTCGGATTTTACCATCGCCAACATCGCCACACAAATGGCAAAGATCAACATGATCATCACGCCTGCCTTGAAAGAAGGAGGCCTTGTTGAAGCCCGACCAGTCGAACAAGTCACATTTCTTAAACGTGGCTTCAAACTCATGAACGGATTTTACAGAGCGCCACTCGACATCGAGGTTTGCAAAGATATGACCCAATACACCAAGAAATCTGCTGACAACATGGCCGCAACCATCGAAAACATCAAAATTTCAGCCATGGAATTGGGCGTCACCGAACCAACCGGAGAAACACGCAAGTTGCTCTCCGACGCACTCACCAGACTCGGAAGACATATACCTCTTCCAACTTCCGCGGAAGTCCTTCGGGATCACGCAAAATTTTTCTAATGTGAACTTGAAAGCTGTCTTTTATTCTTTTCCTTCATCTTTTACTGCTATTAGAAATCTTACCCAAAACACAGAAAAACCACACCGAGGACCTTCGGCGCGAACCCTCGGCAAATGAGCGCCCTCAATTGGAACAAAATATCAACAGGCACAGTCGTAGGACCCGCTATGCCTTCAACCGCAACTTCAGTTACAGCAGCTGCTGGAACTGGGGTAGGTCCATCAACAACAGAACCCAACACATCCGTCGAACGAACAGTCGAATTGACTTCTTTTATCGACAATCAAGAAACGATCGCTGACCAACGCCCAAATGCCGTTCCTACTATGGGAATGGATAGACTACGACAACATCACACAGAAGGCACAGACATTCGAAAGGTAGCAGCTAGACCAGTGTTCATCCAAAACATCACTTGGCCAGGAACAGCAACCTACGGAACAGTACTCTCCTATATAGAACTACCACTTGGAATCTTGAATTCATCAGCCATTAAGTTGCAAAAGATGCAGAGATACCAGTTTTTCTCTGGAGACATTGTCATCCGTGCTCAAGCATCTGCCATGGCTTTTCAAGCAGGCAGAGTTTGGGTTTCTTTCGAGGCAGCACGCAACGAACGTGGAGCAAGAAGAACCAATACGAGTATTCAATCAGTTACATCACTAGACGGTATTGAATTCGATCCGACAGTACCAAATCCTGTCGAGTTTAGGGTCAAATATTTCGCCCCTGTATCCGAATGGGACCGCATAGGTACCTTTGGACTAGGAACAGTTTTATTTTCAGTCCTTTCACCACTTAATTCTTCATCTACAGCAACTTCAGTATCATTTTCTATCCAAGCATGGTTTGAGAATTTGACTTTTGGCGTACCTACGTCAGACCCTTTCATCCTCACTGGACCACCAACACGGAATATGGAACGAGTTTTCAGACAATCTCATCAAGAGAAAAAGCAAGCAACACGCGAACATGCTGTATCAGATGCCCTCGATACGGTATCAGAAATAGCAGGAGCTATTGGGACTTTCCCTTTGCTATCTGCTATTGCTCAACCAGTATCATGGGCCACAAGCGTAGCAGCTCGTGCAGCTCGTATGTTCGGCTTTTCAAAACCAGACTCACCAAACGCGCCAACGCGAATGGAAATTTTTCCTCAATCGACAGCACATTTCATGGACGGAGCATCAGACGCCATACCACTGGCAGCAACATCAAATTTCGAAATGGCTTCAGGACCAGTTTTCGGAACAGAATACGACGAGATGGACATAGCCTATGTCTGCGCACGCATGCCAATTGTTGGAGCATACAATTGGGACACTACAGCATCCATCGGACAACCAATTGCGTTTTTCCCAGTTATGCCAGGCGTTTGCCCAAAAGTATCTGGAGCACAAAACGTATCGTACGGAACATACGCTCCAACACCAATGGCCTATGTCACATCAATGTTCAAATATTGGGCAGGAGCTATTAAATATCGCTTCGAAGCTGTAAGCACACCTTTCCACGCGGGTAGACTGCTGATAGCATATATCCCCGATTTTGATCCTTTTGCTACTGTGAACATCACCGAAATTGCCAACAATTACTCCATTGTTTGGGACATTACTACATCAAATCATATTGAGTTCGAAGTACCTTACATGTCGAACACCCCATATTTGGAGACTTTTATTGACGAGCTCAACGTGCCAGCACTTATTAACGGAGATACAACAGGAACTGAAGCGAGAGACAGAATTCGCAAGTGCTCAAATGGCTCCATTGTCATGTTCGTATTGAACACCTTGGTCGCACCATCGACCGCTTCGAACACGATTCAACTACTCATTTGGATGGGTGGAGGCAAAGACATCACGTTTGCCGAACCAACCTTAGGAGAGTTCACTGCATCACCAGCTCGTGACGTTTATGATAGAGTCGGGGAATATTATGACGGCACAGTTATGGTTCAACCATCGACCAACTTCACCGTCGCAAAAATACGTGAAACTATCGATTTTCCCGACACCGAGAGCGACGAGGATCGCCCATGTTTTGCTAGGAGAGCCATCAGACAATCGCTGGCACCACCAAAAGTGGGCCTCGATGACAATATGGCCGGGTCAGCACAAAACGATTGCAATTTCGAAAATTGGATGGAGATGACATACATCGATCCCATGGAAAG